TCTACTTGTTCTTTGTCATTGTCTGTAAGTGCGACCATGTTTCTTTTCCTTCTCATTGGATACCATCTCTACTGCTATAGATGAGTGTTTACTTTTGTTGAAGCATACCGGCGAACCCTTTGGTTCGACGTATGTAGTGAGTGTCATCTCACAAGAAGGACATTTCCACTGTCTCTGCATCAGCTTCAATCTCCTCCCTTACGCATGAACATTGGCGCGCAACGCTGTATGTATGACCGAACTCTTCGATCTCGTACGTCCCGCGCACCATGTTCCATGTCTCTTTAGGCTTTGAATAGTCGCGTTTCATGCGTATACCCGTGTCCCACCCGGAACCCTCACACTTGTTGCAGTACCTGGAGAACTGCTTAGCCGGAGCCAAGCCGCGCAATACTTCCTTCACCCTGTTGAGTGATGGGAACCACTTGTCTTTCTCAAGGATCTGCAACGCTTTGATGCAGTCCTCATAGCTTGCATCCAGCATCACACCATCTGAGTGCCATGCATTCTTAACTGTGTTGCGTGCGACGTTGTCCTTTGGGAACAAGCCACACAAACGGTCAATGAACTTGTCTATTCTTTCTGGATTCATTTGCTTTCTCCCTTATTCGTTGATGTATCTCTGTGTCAATTGCTTCAAGTGTGTCGTGAAGATCTTGCTCTTCGATCCTACCTACATACACACGGCGTAGAAACTTTGATGCGTTAAGCAGCGCTCTGTCAGCGATCACATCAAACCTATTGCCTTCTTGCGTAGCTTTGATTTGTAATCCTTGCGTTGTCGTGGGCCCATGCCACCCCATATTCCTTCCGTAAATGTATTGTCTAATGCGAATTGTAGGCAGTCATCCTTGACTTTACAAGTCCTGCATATCTCCTTGGCAAACGCAGCTAGCCCATCTGCATCGCCTTTATCCGGGAAGAATAGGTGCGTCATCCCTTTGCAATCTGCATCGTCCATCCAATCGAACTTCTTATTTGATAAGTGCCACTCCTCAAGAATGCTCACGTTTAGCTCCCTTCGTTTTTGGTCTGACATTTATCCTCAGTTCGTAGACCAGGGACTCCACCCTGCAACTTCGAAGAGGAGTCGTCCGGCCATTAGGTTTGTAAGTGGATCAAGAAGCTTATCTTGTTCACATACGCCCATCTGTTTACACACTAACCCTGCGTACTGAGCGTGGTCTTTCTTCCAATGCACACCATTGATCTGTAACAGTCCGCTGTCAGACCTGTGTGTCCATTCGGATACACCAGTTACATTGCAGCTAGAGTCCACAACGTCACCACCTCTTCGGTTCGGGCACCCACCTGATTCTCTCAAGATGATCTGCCCAAGGCGTTTGATCTGCCCAGGTTTCCAGCCAGCCTGGAGGGCAAGATCTCGCAACCAGGAAATATCCCCATGCTTGAACTGGATTGTCTGGGTCGTCAGTTTCCTCACATCCGCACGTATCCCAGTTGGTGCAGGTGAGGCTTGTTCCGACGGAACACCAGCTGCTTGAGCTTCTGCTGCCATCACGCCTAGACACATCAGTAGTGCAGTAATGCACCGAGTAAGTCTGTTCATCGTTCCCTCCCATTATAGTTTTTCCTTTTAACCCTTATGGAATAAGGCTTACAATTTCTGTGAACTCAGTAAGAGTCATCAGTACCACACCCTCGGTTGTACCATCCGGCATGGCTACCATTACAAACGGACGATTATCACCCAACGATTTAGCCGTGTCACTTTGGGCTTTAGCATCTCTGAACCTCGTCCAAATCGGGCCAACCTGAGCCCCTGCCTTGACCTCGCAACGAAAAGCACCACCCCAATTTTCCTCGTGACGGGTAAGGTGACCGCCCAGCCCAAGTTTCTTACGCGCTCGACGCGCCTTCGAATCACCCTTAGTGCGGTTCCTCTTACCCCTAGCTGCAGGGTCACCACAGTTTCTAATCCGACGCGCACCGTCACGACCTGGTCGTCCGAGCGCCCCGAATAAAGGACACCCATCTGCGTTACATTTTTCTTGGTTGCCTTCACATTCACCTTTCCTTTCATCTGTCATAGTTATTCCTCCATACTGATGGGCTGTGGTTATCTTCTACTTGGAGCTTGTGCTCGTTGCTTTCGTACAGCCGGATGATATGCATACATGAATCGTCTAGCTCTTCTTCTCCTACCGAGCATGGCAATCCATCATGAGTGAAACAAACTGGTGGACCGGCCCAGCCCATGTCCAGGCCGATCCTCATCCAGTCCTCAAACAACAACGTGTCTTATCATTTCTTCCAATTTCTTGGAGTACTGCTGCATAAACACAAGCTGTTGACGTAGCTCTGCGACTTCTCTGCGCAAAGCAATGATTGTTTCTCTGTCTTCCCTTGAGCGAAACATGATTACTTAAACTTTGTAATCAGTGTTGAGGCTTCGCCCTTGGTCAACGAGTCGAAGCTGTCTAGCTCACGACCGATAGTTGCACCACACAGATCCAAGACTTCCTGACCCTTGATGCCCTGACCTGACAGGATTGCACGGATCATGTTGACTTGCTTCTCTGATGCTGCTTCACCTGGATTCTTGATCATTGGTGCAGATGTTTGTCCTTCAACCTTCTCTGCTCCGAACGTATCAACGAGTCCGCTAATGATTTCATCGGTTGACTTGTTGCTGATGAACTTTGATGGCGCAGGTGCAGAACCCATTCGCTGTACCTTCTCCATCTCCTCACGACTAGGGCGTGAACCCTTAGCTGCGTACCCGCAGTTGGCCAGTCCGCGTCCGATTGCCGACGTTTCTGCGTTTTCCGCATGGCTTGTCCGGTTGACCGGAGATGCACCACGAAGTTCTTCTGCGTATCCGGTAGCTACAGGACGATCGTCTTCACGGTTGAAGTAGATCTCTGCACGCACAAGAATACGGTTGTCGTCGTAGTAGTGGACACCTGTAAGGATTCTTCCCTCCGGGTGTTCGTTCCAAAACTTGACGAGTCGATCTTCGACGGTCTCGTAGTTATCTAAGTTGAATGATGCCATTGTTATTTCCTTCCTTTGGTTTTCATTACACGAAATTTCGTGTCCTTCTTGTACAACTTTGCCAGCTCCGGACGCTCTCTGTCAAATCGCGCCGTGTCAAAGGATGTACGCTTCTGTTCTTTCCAAGTGATCACGACCTCCCCGTCGATCACACCTTCTTCTGCTTCTTGCAGTAACTTACCAAGGTCCGCCTTGATAATGCTTTCTCTTGCTTCTAATTCTTTGATTACGTTCTTGACTTTCTCAAGGTCGGCAATCATTAGTGATGCTTCAGCCGGAAGTTCTACCTGAATAGGTAACGACTTCGAATACAGCTCACTCATATTCTCGTACGACATTATCGCCGTGTCGGGGACATCTCCTAGGTCAATCGCCTCAAGAAACTTTGCAACTGCCTCAATATGTACTTGGCGCTCGTCAGATGAAACGGTTTGCTTATAGCGGTGGATAACCATCTCGTTGTCAAAGATGCGCCATTCAATGTCTCGCATGCCCGAGCAGATGGACTGCTGGACTCCTTGCCAATACCAATGTGGTGGGAGCTTTCCATCCCATTTCTTGTTGATCGTCTTGATTTCAAATGGTGTTCCTGTTCCATCCTGTGCATCGAGGGTGGCAATCATTCGTGCCCTGCCATCGTCGAAGCAATACAATTCGTTTGGGGTAAACAATTCAATTCGTTCTTCGTCTGCTACCCATTGGATAATCATTGGCTCCATGCGGTTGCCACGCTCCATTGCTTGGGTTGGTGGCTTTGGCATTGGCGGTTCTTTTGCTAGCAGTTCAGCAGCAAGATCGCCTGGTGTCATGTACTTGTGCTCACCATGCACGGCAGCTGCGGTGGATGCAGCAATACGCTTGCGACCCTTATCGTCCTGCCAACGTGCGAACAACCATTCCTGGCTTCCGTGCTCAGGCTTTGTAATTTGATACTTGGTTTCCATGTTCCCTCCTTGTGGGTGGGATCACGATACTAGGTCTGCCGAGTGATCACAACCCCGGCGTCGAAGTCAACCTGGACACACTTGAAATCCACCACCATCTTGACCGGGATATGCAGAACGTGGTCGACATCTCCATCCGGGGTGATTGATTGAAACACGGTGACATGATCCGGCTTCCCGCCGTCGGCCTCGGACAAAAGAAATCCGGATGTCCTCACGATGCATGGTTCGGGATCGATCTCGGACGGCTGCGTCCATGTGTTCGTCCCGGAGTGGGCGTCTCTCCACGTCACGTATATGTAGGTCAGCGGTTCATTCATCGGAGTCGTCCATTTTTTCCCCGCACCTCGGGGTTCGCGGGATGACCCCGTCATACACGCACGCGCAGACGCGCACGCCTAGAGCCAACACGTGTATTCTCCAGTGACGCGACCCTTTTCCGGGTCGATGAAGTGGAGACGTTGAGACGGCTTACCTACCGCACCAACATACGCACGTGCATACTCATTGTGTGACTCCGGTGATCCGGATACAAAGATACGTCCGGCATTAGCCATGGTCAATGTTGTTGGGGTGTGGAAGTGTCCGACATAGCAGTCAGCAAACGGTTCAACAACGCCAGTGGACCACGAGCTGACCTTCCGGAGTATGCCTCCGTATGATCCAATCTCGTCACCATGCACAAGTAGTGCCCTGTATTTGCCAATGGTTACTATCTGATACCAGTCCAATGACTGTTGCCACGTGACGTTCTTTAGATCTTTTGTTCTGTCACTTGTTATCCTATATGCAACACGGTCAATGTTGTCCCCATCTGGCATGTCTCCCTTACGACCAAGCCGTCCGTGGTTACCGTATTCACACACAATTGATACCTTCTCAAAGTACGAAGAGAACGTGCGAACCATTTGTTCCATGATCCTAGATACTTCAAAGAGCTGTTCGAACAGGTGGGCTTCGATCTCGTACGCCTGACCAGGGAAGATAGACACACCTTCAACCATGTCACCACCAAACATAAGAACGCATTCTTTTACTGGGTGATGTGCGCGCTGTATCTCTGTGAGTTCAAGAACCTTCTGTGCAAATGTCTCTATTCTTTCAGAGAGAGTAGCAATGTCAAACGATATTGTTTTCTTGCCACACTGCCAATCAGTTGCATGAACAAGCGCTACCTCTGGTTTTGCTTTGCGGACATCTTTCTTTGGTAACGCCGGTGTTCTGCGAGCATTGCCCGTAGCAAGAGACGCATCCTTTGCAGCACGATATACTGCATCAATGATCCCCTGAGATTTGATCTTCGATCTTGACTCTGAGAGCTGGCTTGTTTTAAGAGCACGCCTAAGTTCTGCAATTTCATTCCGCAACTCTACAGACTCTTGGAACTTACTACTCACTTCTGCCTCCATCTTTGGATACTCATGGCAGATACTTCAACACCAAGATCCTTGAGTGCGCGACAGATTGCTGCTGCGGTTATGCCAGGGTTGTCCATTGCTTCCATGAAGTCTTTGT